GGTTATGGTACTGCTTATTAATTCGTTGAATAGTTGACAAAAAAAAAGCATACACCCGTAAACCTCCAAGAACTTTGCCCCTAGCAAGTCATCTGCTACCCTATCATGAGGCACAACCCCATATCCTTGGTATCTCTTGCCCTTCATAGGTAGAAAGAAGCAGGCAGCGATCTTGTTAAGCTGCATGATCTCACCGCTAAAGGCTAGGATATCTATGTACTGCCCCGCTGTGATTTCGTTTACTTCATAGCAGAACTTGTACTTATTATCCCCTACCTGAAGAAAGTCTACAGGCTTGGTCTCTGGCAGGTTGTCAAAGAAAGATAGCTTTTCGCCGTACTCTTTTATCAAGTCCCTGTACTTGTAGTCATCGTAATCTCGCTCATTTTTACCCTCGATCACTGCTAGCATTTTCTGCTGCTTTTCGATTATGTTTAAATTTGCGTTCACCTCGATATCGTACAAGGTTATGAATTGACCAACAGTTAATTTGTCCCACATGGCTTTAAATATATTTTATTGGTTTGATGTTTTTATCTGAAGGAGTAACGGCCCAAATGGCTCTTGGATATTTTGTTCACTACCGAATAGCGCAGGGCATCAAGTGCGTGATTGAAATTATCTACAGGCTTGTTGGTCATCTGCCCGTTTTTATCTTCGATGTATTTGTAGTTCCTGAGTTCCTTAATCAGGTTGAAACTGCTTTCGGTTGCAATCAGCTTATATCTACGGATTATGTCAATGCCTATGTTAATAGATCCTTTGATGGTAGGCTTTACGTTCCATCCCATCCTGTAGATTTCTTCTATACTTTTCGGCTCTGCTGAATCGGCATAGATTTCATTACTGCGATCTAGTCCAAGTACCTTCATTTCGTTTGCTATGTCCTGATTGGTCATGCCTGTTCGGTATAGCAATTCATCGACATACATATTGTCACCAAGAATGTAGGTTCTCACTAAGCTAGTAGGATCACTTGAGTAACCAAAGTCAAGCCCGTAGCTTACTAGCTTTGCCTCCTTTGGGATTTCTTTTGTAGTTGAGAAAGTATATACTAGGGATCTAGCTTGACCACGTTCTCCTAGGCCGTACACCCTCCAATAGTTTTCGTCTATCCCTCTAAGCCTTTCAATTTCTTCTTTGATGACATCGCCTAAAAATGGGTTATCCTTATAGGTAGTCTGAAAGAAGTCAACATCAGCCCTCGGTAGTACCTGATCGTAAATCCAATGGAATTCCTCAGATGGGTTATAGTCCAAAATAACTTTCTCGTTGGTTCTGAAAAGTAGCTGCGTCCAATCCTCTTGCGTTAATTCGTTTGCTTCGTTTGCGAAAAGTAAGTCACGCTTTCTACCCCTGATTTTTTGAGGCATATCCAAAGAAATAAACTCTATCGTGTTTTCGTTTAGCTTATATTCGTTATTGCTCTTGCTGTGGTAGTCTTCAGAGTAGATGTCATGATCCTTAAGAATCTGAAAAAAGTCACGCATCACAGTACCCCTCAAAGCAGGAAAAGACTTGCGGCAGATTGTGATTATCTTACCCTCGTTCCTCTGGCAGTAAGCAAAGATAATCCAAAGCAGGATGTTAAAAGTTTTGCCTGATCTAGTACCCCCCTGCTGCACTACTATCTTTGCCGTGCTTTCTTCTAGGTGCCTGAATACTTTGTTTGTTTTAAGTTTAATCTGCGCCATCTATAATGGTCACTTCGAAAAGTTTCTTCCCATCTGCTCCGGTGACTTCCTGCCTTTCTACATAGCCTCTGGATTTGCCCTGAGTTTTAAGAAAGAAAATAATGGCAGTAGTATCCCCGCCATCAATCTTCTGATCTAGCTTACTTTCGACAAAATCTAGCCTGGTATTCCTGCCTTCGATTACAGCCTGTTCTAAGCCCTCCTGCTCGATCCATTTGTACAGGGTTACTCTATCTACCTGCAAAGATCTTGCAGCCGTAGAAAGGTTGCCAAATGCCTTCACGATGGCTTTCTCTATTACAGATGTGTCAGGCTTTTTCATAGTGTTGACTTTTGATAATTATAATGCAATTTCTTTGCTTAAGATTTCAAGTTTTAAAGTCCTTTGTTTATCTGCTGACTCAAATGCTTTTAGTTTACTTTTTTGATTTTTGTTGTAAGTATAACAAAATCCATCTTCATCAAACTTGAAGCCATCTTTGGTTCCAATTTTACAGATCATAATTTTGAAAGCCATTGTAAGTAAATTTGATTTGCTATCTGCGCTGTCATTACAGGAGGCACACTCATTCCTATTAAATATTTAGGATCTATATTTTTAAATTTGTAATCAAGAGGATAAGTTCCGCATTGAATTATACATTCATCACTTATTCTATTAGGATGTTCATAATGAATTATAGCTGCTCCACCAGTTGCTGTTATTGTAGGTATTACTTCTAATGGAGAACATTTATAAGAATTAAAAAAACTTCCTATTGGATGATTGTAAGATAAACTTTTGCCTTTTGGAGTTATATCCCACCACTTTTTATATGCTTCTGATATTTTAATTCCTAATACATTTTTTGTAATTTTTTCAACTTCTCCAAATGTAATTGCAGTTTCATTAAACTCTAATTTTAATTTTGGAAAAGCAAACTCTTTTTTATGTCCAATGAAAAATACACGTTCTCTTTTCTGTGGTACTCCCATTGATGCAGCATTAAGGCAAAACACTTGGACAGTATATCCAGCATCATTCATTTTTTTTACTATGTTTTTTGAATACACTTTTGCGTTCCCTTGAATTATGCCTTTAACATTTTCAAGCAAAAATACTTTTGGCTGAAGCTTTATTATTGTATCGCAATAAACAAAAACTAAATCATCCAGACTTTGCTTTGCTTGACCCTCTCTAAATACTTTTTCTTTTCCCCAAGCTTTTTCCCTTGATCCAGCCATTGAAAAAGTTGAGCATGGAGGCGATCCATCTAATATGTCAAGTTGATATAATTCTTTTGGTAAATCAGTACGATTGTTAAATTCTCTTATATCTTGATTAAATAAAAACTTTGGATTATGATTTGTTTTGTAAACATCAGCAATAGGTGGATCTATTTCAACCCCTCCTAAATGATTAAAGCCTGCTAACTTATAACCCATTGTCGAGCCTCCACCACAAATAAAAGTGCCAAATACATTTAATTGATTGCTAGGCGGGTATCCATCTGCTAAATACCATTTATATGGGAAAAGGTGTTTATTCATTTCCTAATAATTTCCAAACTGCCTGCTCTGGAGTATCTGCAATTTTACTAAGCTGATCCCTTACTTGCAAATAATCATTTTCAGTATATTCTAATTTAATAATCATTTTATCAGTATAATCATCAACATCAATTTCTTGATTTTTATCTGAATAATCTGGAGTATCTTGCCAACTTGGTACATCAAGCCCCCATTCTTCAAGTAGTTCAGGCTCCCATTCGTTTGCAAGCATATCCCAATCCCATTCACCGAAGCCTACATTATCCTTAATAATAAACTGCTTTTGTTCATCTTCTGTAAGATCATCAGCAAAGATGATTGGCACTTCTTTAAGACCTGCTTCCTTGCAAGCCTTTAGCCTCATGTTACCCCCTAGCACTATCATGTCAGCATTGACCACTATAGGCCTAATCTCTAGCATCTTTGGGAACTCCTGAATAGACTTGACTAACTTGCTGAACTTATCGTCCTTGATTATCCTTGGGTTATTTGGATTGCTTTTGATCTCGGATAGCTTAACGGTTTTAATCTTCATTAGTCTAGCTTTTCGTTTGCTACCTGTATAGCTTCCAAGGGCTCAATCTCTTTTTCTTCTAACTGATTAGGGATGCCCGCATCGTCTAGTAACTTCTTGAATAGGTAGGCTAGATCAAAGACCCCTTGCTCTTCATCCTCAAGAGTTATGCTAATTACTTTTTTTGCGCTGTTAAAATTTAGCTGAAATTTTGCCATGATATATTTGTTTTGGTTTTAGTTTAATTAATCCATCCATTTGCCGTGAGTCCTGAGATGCCAAAACCTATGTTTTAGCACCTCAAGAATTAAAGATGTAAGGCTGTCAGACTCATAGACTCCTGCGCTTACTTCTAGTTTAAATTTTGCCATAATTAGAAAGGTAGATCGTAGGTTTCTTCTTGCAAAGGTGCAGGTGCTGTCGGCATCTTGTTAACCTGTGAGGTTAAATTTTCTTCTTTTTTGTAATCGTTTAGGGTGATATTCACATCCTTGCCAAAGTCATTTGGCTGATCATTAATATTAATGTTGATGTTGAAATACTCCTTTCCATTGTAGGTATAGGTATGCGCTTTTGCTTCAGTCATACAGATCGTAGCTGTCATCCAAGATGCGCTTCTTTTCTTTCCGTTTCCTAGTCTTATTTTTGGTTTGGTGTCCATTTTGTTTTATGTGGTTTTTGGTTTTCTTTTTCTTTTCACAGGTGCAGGTGCTTCACCTTCTACCAATACTTCGGCAACTACTTCTTCTTGATCCCTGTACCAGGTTGTATGTTCTGTGTTAGTGTACCACCCATAAAGGTAGTTAACTAACTCCATGCGACAGCTACTGCACCAATGGCTGAAGGTGTGCTTAGGTGAAACATAGGTAGTGTATAGGTGGATCAATTCCGTGTATACATCCTT